CGGTTATTCCAAGGCTAACTGTTCATTACTGCTAATAAAATGTCATTACGAATCACCTACGACGAAATTGAACGAAAGGTAGCAAGGAGACTTGGCTACCCGCTCGCACGAACAGTCCGTAGCGAGGACGAGCAATTGTCCATCGATGACGTTATTTGTACCGGACTGCGATGGTTTTATTTTCCTACCGGCGAACAATCGCACGAGTGGAGTTTCGTTCGTAGGTTCAACACTATTGATTTAGTAGTTGGGCAGAACTGGTACACGCTGCCTGATGATTTTCAAAGACTTGCATCTGTAGCAACGGTAAGCTACGGCGACCATCCTTTAAGCAATACAACGGAAGAAGGGATAAGACTTCGTATTACTGGAGAAGGTTTAAGCGGAACTCCAGAATATAGTGCTGTGAGAAACAAGCAGGTGACTCACGACACGCGATATGAGATAGGTGTGTATCCGACACCAGACATGGAAGGAACTTTGTCGTTTTGGTACATGTTCGCTCCTGAAACACTTTCTCAGCAAAACCCATATCCTCTGGGTGGAGAAACTCATGGAGACACGATAATCGCGTCGATCCTTGCCGCAGCAGAAGCCCAGCAGAACCCAGAACTATTGGGTACAGAGGGGTCAGTGCATTATCAGCTGTTCCAGCAAAAGCTGGCTGCCTCCATCGTTACTGACATGAAGCAACTAGGAATGGCGTAATGGTTTGGCCCATAAGAGAAGCAGAATACGGCAACTATCACTGGTTGCGAAAAGAGGTAACGGCAGTGATGCCGGATTACCCCAAAGATGCTTCGTTGCTCGACTATCAACAACGATCGGTAATTGACAGCATTATCGAGGGAGGTTTATTCCGATTTTACTTCCCGCCTCCTAGCGAGATGACAATACCTGACGCAACAGAAGCTCAGAAAGAGCGTTTGCGTCGTGCGCCGCATAGCTGGTCTTTTTTGCAGCTAACTGTGGAAATCGCAATGGAGTCTGGGAAGTCGGAGTACGAATTGCCTATCGACTTTGGCAACTTCCTTGGAGAGCCAACCACTTCGCGTTCCAATAGTAATCGTTTGGCGATCGCTCAGGAAACACACCTGCGGCAGTTGATTTCATCGGAAAGTAAAACTGACAATCCGCAATACTGTGCGAAGAAAGTTGTAAGCGGAGAAGGTGCATCTCGCAGTCGCAACAGCTTGCTTGTGTATCCGATCCCTAATGGTGCAGAGACAATCACCGTTCAGTATGCAGTTGTTCCTCCACGATTGAGCAACGAATACCCTTGGCCGTTAGGTGGAACTGAACATGCACAAGCGATACTTGCTTGCTGCTTAGCTGTGATGGAGGAAAGGTCAGGCGGTGGATCGCAGGTCTATCGTCAGAAGATGATAGAAACTCTTGCTTCATCTGTTTTGTTGGACATTCAATCGGCAGCGGCTACGACAGAGGGCGTTTGGCCTGATGACGACGATCCATCATTGCTGACAAGCAGGGGTCAGATACTAAAGCGAATAGGAATCCATATCGGTGCTGGTCCAAATGCAAGAGTATGGACAGCATCTCAAAACGCGAAGATTAAAGAAATATTCAAAGAGGGTATGCGACTGGCGTGCAACCCTCCACCAATTCCCGGCATGAAGTACCCGCATCAATGGGGATGGCTGACTCCGCTAGCAACTATCACGACAGCGGCAGACGTTTTTGCTTACGACCTGCCAGCAGACTTTGCCTATATTGACGGTCCAATGACGCTAGCACCTAGCGATTACATGCTTTATCCGCCTGTCGAGATCATTGGAGAGTTTCAAGTTCGCAACTTGCTACAGGAAAGCCAAGCAAGCTCACGACCTACGAAGGCAGCAGTTCGTGTTAAAGCTCCGCTAGATGACAACGATCCTACACGATACGAATTGATACTTTGGCCTTTGCCGGACGGTGTTTATCAGTTGCAGTATCGTTACAGAATCAATCCAGAGGTTTTGTCGTAGTTTGTTTGCATACCACGACACAATCTAAATTGAGAGCAGAAAACAATGCCTGAAGTACAAACTGAACAATACACTGGCCTGTTTGCATTGGTTCCGGGCAGACAAACAGAAAACTCTCAGCGAGTTGCCATCACAGATATTCTCGGAATTGTCTCTATTGGTGCTGCCGGAATATGGACCTCCCAGCAATGCGAAACCAAGTTAGAAGAACTTCTCGGAAGATCACTGACAGTTGCAGAAGGCTTGGATCTTACAACATTCATCCAGTACGTCGTTAATGGCGGAAGCATGGCTGAGTGCAACCTGCAAAAGCTCCGCAATGGCTTTGAAATGGTAGAGCGACAATTTAACCTCACTGATGCCGAGATACGTCAGCTAGCGGGAGTCTAGCTATGCCTAAAGTCGCAACGCTAATTTTTGACATAGATAGCACTGATGCGAGCGGAACCACCTACGACGCAACCGTAGCAGACTTGGGTGACGTTACCGCTTTCTTTTATTCATTTGCCGCTCAGGACTTGGACGCAACGCAAGATGTTAGCCGCTATGAATATGCTGGATGTGGAGCAATCGACTCAGGCGGCACGTTTGACTGTCATTCAATGTCAGCTTGGGATCAAGACTCCGTAGCCAACACAAACAACGAGAGAGTTCATTATTTTTTAGGAAACACAACTCTACGTTTTCATAGAGCCTGCGATGTAACAGTAAGCAGAATCACAGATGGACTGCGGCTAACGAAATCGACTGGCACGCCCACTGCTAGCAGACAATTTCAGGTTTCAATACATGCAATATCCGGAATAAAAGCAAGTGTCGGAAGCATAACGCTACCCAATAATAACACAGTAAGCATTACAACAGACGCTAGTGATGGGTCTGGAAATATCGACTGCAACACGGCGTTTTTCTTGTCGCAGTGCCAACCGGGTACGAACACATCCGCGAACATTGTGCTGCCTTCCTACGGATTTGCACAGAGGATAACGGATTCCACGTTTAGGCAATGGAGCCAAAACTGGCATCAACCTGACGGTCCAACTACCTCAGAAAACACGGCATACTTCAGCACAACTGCTGTTCTTAACCAAGCAGCCGCTGGTTCCGTTAATTGGTCAGCTCCGATAACTAGCTGGACTGCGAATGGATCTACAAGCAGTATAACCTTAACTACTAGCGGCACGCCCAACAATGATGTAGCTGCATACATAGCATTTGAAGACACGCTAAAAGCGTATGTTGATGACAGGGCTATATCTTATGGGATTCCTTACGAGACGCTAACAGGAAACAGTGCATCTGGTCACAACGCAAAGCTGTTCCACATGGGAGGGATGAGCGTATCTAGCCAAGACACAATCGATACAGGTTCTACATCATCAACATGTCAATTTTACTGGCGTTCAGACAAAAGCTCTAGCAGCGTGGTTGAGTCCAACAGTTACGGTTATTCGCAAGATAATGTCGGTACTACAGTTACTGGCTCAGTTCTTACGAATAGCTCAGGATTTAGCATTATTGAGTACACTGGTTTTGCAAATACAAGACTTAGCGGCACTACGAGCTTCAATAGTCAAGACGTAGATGTTAGTTACAGTGCTGCTCCGTTTTCCGGAACAGGCAATTACGGGTATTTTCTCGTTTCTGATGATTGGGCAGATGGGCTTGCTGCTACAGTTGCAACTTTCACGCTGACTGGCAACAACGCATCGTTAAATGTCGTTGAAATCCTAAGTGCAGAGACTGGTGCATTTTCTCTGTCGGGACAGCAATCATCGTTAAAGCAAACCTTTGCTACAAGCGTCGGTTCATTTTCGCTTGCCGGAAATGACATTGAAGCGTCTCAGGCAACTGTTCTCCAAGGACAGGTTGCGTCATTTGCACTAACCGGCATCGACTCCACGCTCACGCTTAAATTGAATTACGCCGTTAATACAGGTGCGTTCTCGCTCACTGGATTACCGGCAAAACTCGGTGCTGGAGAGACACTAGACGCTCTTGTTGGCTCGTTCAGTGCCTCTGGAAATGACGCATTATTTCAGGTGACTTTTGCTGCCTCAGTTGGTAGTCTGCAACTGACTGGTAGACCTGTGGGGCTGTTAGACACCGGAAATTTACTTAGTACACCCTATTACTACCGATTTATGATGCAGGATGAATAACAATGGCAGCCTTTACAAAAGTCAATGCTTTCGTCGCAGACGTTGCAAACGGATTTCACGACATTGCAAATGACACAATTAAGATTGCGTTATTTTCGTCTGACCCAACGGCAAGCGCAACTTCGTACAGTGGGCTTTCAGGCGAACTTAGTGGTTTAGGTGGTTACACCACTGGAGGAATAACAATCGGAAACAAAACGTCATCGCAAACCAGCGGAACGTACACTTTTGATTCGTCCGACTCGCCAACTTGGACATCAAGCGGCTCGCCTATGGGTGGAACCAGTTTTAGGTATGTAGTTATTTACAACTCAACGTCCGACAAGGTTATTGGGTACTACGACTACGGATCAACAGTCAGCCTGACTAGCGGCAATCAATTTGCTGTGACGTTTGACGCTTCTGGAATACTAACGATTGCGTAAATCATGTTTAAGAATGTAGCAGGTCAGTTTTATCGCGTTTTCGCGTTTAATCTTGCTGACAACCAGCCAGTTACGGGTGCTTCGGCATCTATAACTGCTAAGTTGTCAAAAGATTTTGCTGCGCCAGTTGCAGCAAATGATGTAAACCCGACAGAGGTTGAAGACGGTTATTATCTTTTTGCTTTAACGCAAGCGGAAACTAACTGTGACGATCTTGCAATATATCCTGAACACTCGACCTCAACTATTCAAGTAATTGGGTGTCCCGCCTCGCATCGCCCACGGCCAGATGACACTCGTGGTTTCTTGGTAAACCTAACAATTAGGTTAGCCAACAATGAAGTCGTTCCATATTGCGAGGTTATTATCACAACCTCCGATACAAATGACACGACGGATCTATACAGAAAAGGAAACTGTGACGAGCTAGGAAAGATTGACTTGTATCTTCCTGCTGGCACTTTCTATCTGTGGAGAAGAAAAGCGAACGTCACGTTTACAGATCCAAAGACGCTTACTGTGGCATCTGATGGAACTACAACAATTAGCTAGGACACTAACATGACAGACGTAATAGGCGGCATTAAGGAAGTCGTCACGCTTGATACAGTCATGCGTGGTACGGCTACACATGCAAGAATGATCTTAGAGGCTTGCTTAGTTTCCGCAGACAGAATAGCTGGCGTTGAAGGAATCCACGAGCGGCTGTTTATGGAGGCATTGATTGCGTCGGTCCGTCACGATCAGATGCAAGAGTCTCCACAAACACTCGGATATAACTACGACAAGTCTGATCGCATGGATCGAGGATACGATCATCACGACTGGCAAAACTCTGGCGTAACATATAACAGGTAATAACATGGCTAACGAAGCAACAAGCACAGTATCATTGCTCTACAAAAAAGGCGGACGCGAAGAGGAAATGCACAGCATCTCCATCTCGTCTGATGTTGCTGGTGAGCAGTACGCTAAGACCACAATGCTGGTTGGAACTTCTGGTGCATCATTAAAGCTAGGAGGAGTTGCTGCTTTGGGTGGACTTATCGCTGGTCGTGTTATCAGCACAACCGGAACTGTAACTTTCTACATCAACGGCGAGACAGAATTTCTCACTTTGAAAGCTGGCGACCCGTTCATGTTCAGACTCGTTTCTGGTGCGGCTGTTCTGGTAAAGGCAAGTGCAGCAGATAGGGAAATTGAGTACCTGCTATTGGAAGCATAATGCCAAAACAAGATGTGACATTGCCGTTCCCGCTTCGCGGTGTCAATAAATCACTGTCGCATCTTGCAGGTGATCCCGATACCACTGTGTACGCAAGTAACGTATTTCCTAAAGACGTTACGGAATCGCGTATTCGCGGAGGATCTCGCAAAGGTCTTGTCAAAAGATTTCCCACGCAAGTAGATGGCGACCCTCAGTATTTGTTAGAGGTGTCAAAAGTTACTGCGGACTTCAATGAGCCTTACCAGTATCTGATGGTAGGCACTTCCGCTGGTATTTATGTTTCAAGTGCTACCAGAAGCATCGTAAACGGAGTTGTCACCTACACAGAAACTCTAAATGAGATAAACGCCAACATTACGGATCATCTCGGAGCAGATATAACGGATCATTTGTCCGACCCAATATCTACTGCATCGTTTGTTCTGACTGGAACAGGCAATGCCTATTCAGGCAATGTTGCTGTTTATCAAGGATCTGTAATATTCGCTCAGCCGCGAGAGGTAATTCAGGCAACAACTTCTGGTGCAACCGTTTCAAGCGGCATCCTGCAAGACACTGCCGGTACAAACTTCCAGCAGATAGGCATAGACCCCACAACACATGTTGTAAATATTTTGACAACTGCGGCTGGAGCATCAGTAGGGTCATACAAAATATCCTCCATAACATCTGGAAGCATTGTTCTAGTTGACACAACTGTTGGCACTGGAGGCGCGATTACATACGAAGTCGTAACAGCACCGAAGATATTGGATGTTGAGAACAGAACTTCCGAGATCATAAACCCTACCGGCGGAACATTCCCAAGTGGCGACAACGCAATTATCGCAACATACAGAGACAGGTTAGTGTGGGCAGTCGGCACAGTCTGGTACATGAGTAGAGTTGGCGATTCAGGTGACTACAACTTCTCAGCTGATCTTGAGGATGCTGGCAGGCCGGTAGCTGGTACAGCAAGTGACGCAGGATTGCCGGGCGACCCTATCACAGCGATGGTTGCAGTCGGCTATGACTTTCTCCTAATGTTCGCTGAGCAATCGACATGGGTTCTTCGTGGCGATCCAGCTTTCGGAGGTCAGTTATTTAACCTCAGCAGGACGGTCGGGTGCGTTTCGCCAGAGTCTTGGTG